CCGATCCAGATCGCCTCGTAGTCCCCGTCGGTCGACTTCAGGTCCTCAGGGACGACGGGGGCGTCGTAGCTGATGTTCACGCCGGCGGCGGCCAGCACACTGTCGGCCTGGAGGGCGGTGATGAGCGCCGAGCAGGCGATCACGACGGAGGTGCCGACGGTGGTCACGCGACCCCCGGCATCTCGGTGATCTCGTCGAGCACGGCGTCTCGGACCGCCTTGGTGATCATGCTGATCGGGAAGTTCTGCGCGGGCACATCGAACTCGCCGAGCAGCTGGGTGCCGGACTCCATCGTGCGCCACAGGTTCTTCAGCGCGATCCCGGCCGCCTCCTTGAACACGGCGTCCACCGCTGCGGTGTTCGCAGCGCGACCCGCGACGTAGGTGACCTTCACGGCCTCGGGCCCGAACGGGAACCACGACCCGCACCCGGACGTCCGCCGCCAGATCACCCCGTTGAACACCGCTGTCGGGGTCGACTCCCACCGCTCCGGGAGGTACCCGTCGGCGGGTTGGGTGTCGAAGTCCTCGAGGGTGAGGACGGTGGGGGTGGTGGCGTCGTACTCGGTGACGGTCGTGAACGACGCGACCGGCCACCGGCGCACCCGGACCGACGGGCTCCCGCCGGGGTGGACCTCGTCGGTGACGGTGCGCTGCACGATCGGCCCGCACAGCCGGTCGAGCCGGCGGGAGACGGCGGTGATCTTCTGCGCGAGGGCGGTGTCCTGCGACGTGTCGGCCGCGCCGATCCCGACGGCCGACTTGCCCTCGGCGAGGGTGAGCACGTCGAGGGTGTCAGCCACGTCAGCCGCCGTTCGTCAGGATCACGGCCAGGATGGCGAAGTCTTCGGCGAGGGTGTCGTTCGTAGCGTCGTCGCCGACACGAGTCAGCGGGAACTGAGAGAACTGCAACCCGGCCAGCGCACCAGAACCAGGCGACCACGACAACGGGGTCGGGAAGTCGAGCTCTCCGAGGAACGAGGCAGCCACAGCGATGGTCACGTCGTTGTCGCCGTCCTCGAAGCCGAGACGAAGCCGCACGTTGCCGGACCCGAATGACTCCGCCAGGCCGAGGATGGACACCGCCACCGAAGGCCACGACGAGGGAGCGAACAGCGCCATCGCCGCTTTCTCCTTCGTGGCGTCGTCGAACGCCAGACCGGTGTGCGCGTAGTTGTTCGGGAACGTCCCGGTCGCGCCGGGCACGAACGAACCAGCCGTGTAGATGACCTTGTCCTGGCCGAGGCTGATGCCGCCACCGAACCCCATCAGCCCACACCCTGCCGAAGCACACGAACCTCACACGTCGACGCTGCGACGATGCCGTACAGCACCTCGCCGCCGGCCAGGCCGTTGATCGACACCGATGCGTTGGCGGCCAACGGCACACCGGTCGAGGTCGTCACGCCGGCCGGGCCGAGGTACACCGTCGCCGCGCCGACGTTGGACACGAGCAGCGACTGGCCGTCAGCGTCGGACGCGTGGAGAGCCGTCGCCGTGGTTGCCACGGTCACGGGCGCGCTCGCAAACGCCACAGCCCTCAGCGCTCCTCGGGCGCTTCGACGACGGCCTTGCGGGCCCGCTTGGCGGGCGACGCACCGGCGACACGCTCGGCGTGACCGAGGGCCTCGAGGGTGGCGGCCTCGCCGTCAGGGACGTCGAGCTCTTCGCCCAGGTCGGGCCAGGCGACGCCGTCACGGGTGCCGGACAGGCGGGCCAACATCTTCACTCGCGCCATCAGGGCGCCTCCTTCGGTCGGGGTGGGGGGTGGTGCCCTGACGGGGGCCGGGTCACATGGACCCGGCCCCCGTCAGTCAGGCGGGTCAGGCCTGGATGAGGTGCTTCACCGCGCCGGTGGTGTCGATCAGGTCACCGTCGGTGCGGAGGATGAACCGGAACGTCGCGAGGTCGTTCTGGAAGGCGAAGTCGTCCGACCGCTCCACCCGGACGCCGTTGACGTCGCGGATGTAGTAGGCGGAGAAGTCGCCGAACACGACCGACTTGAGGCCGGTGGTCGCCGCCGGCATGTTGACGTCGACCACGACCGGGCGGCCGAGGAGGGTGTCGACCTCACCGGAGATCAGGCCCGGCGACCAGAGGTACTGGTTGGTCGAGTCCTTCAGCTTGCGGACCAGGGCGACGGTGGCGTCGGCCATCATCCACGTGCCGTTCTGCCGGTAGCCGTGGATCACCGAGTAGAAGAGGTCGATGAGCTCGTCGGTGGTGATCGCCGCGGCGCCGGCGGCGGTCTTGCCGAGGGTCGAGGCGGGCACGACGCCGAGCGGCTTCGAGGAACCGTCGCCGGCCACGAAGTGGGCGCCGGACCCGTTGCCGAGGGCGCGACCTCCCTGGCGGGCCAGGAAGTCGGCCACGTCGACGCCCTCGTCGGTCAGGAGCTCCGAGGAGACCTGCACGAGGATGGCGTACTTGAACGCCCCGAGGGTCACCTGACCGAAGCTGGGGTCCGACTCGGTGATCGACCCGGCCTCGGCGATCAGCGACGCCGTCGAGTAGCCGGCGGTCTTGGGGACCTGGAGGTTCTCGCCGGACTCGGTGGTGAGCACGGTCACGTTGGTCTGCCGGATGGCGGACGAGTCGATCATGTGCTCCTGGAGCATCGAGTGGAACGACGTGGGGACCACGTTGGCGCCGGCGCCGGCCGACAGCTTCGACAGGTCGCGGGACTCGGCCCGGAAGTCGACGGCGCGGACCTCGCCATTGACCAGCTTGCGGAGCCGGTCGACGTCGGTCTCGACGGCGTCGGGGGCGGGGGCGCCGCGGCGGGCGAGGTCGTCGCCGAGGGAGCGGGCCTCGTCGGCCGCCTTCTCGCGGTCGATCAGGTCCTTGACCTCACCGATGCGCTTGTCGAGGGCGTCGAGGTCGGTGTTGAACCGGGCCCAGGTCTCGTCGGCCTCGCCGGTGAACTCCCGGCCTTCGGCTTCGACGGTGTCGAGGTGGGCCTTGGCCTGCTCCCACACGTTGGCGCGCTGCGCGAGCAGCGAGTTGAGGATGTCCATGATGGTGTGCCCTCCTGGGGCGTGTGGCGGCCACCCGGTCGCCCAGGGGTCGCTCTCGATTGGTTGGTGTGCCTGGATGCGTTGCTCGCTGTCCCGGCCCTGCGGGGTGCCGCCCTCAGGCGGCGGGGGTGCGCCGGTCTGCGAGGAGCAGACGGGCGCGGGCCACCTCGATCGACGGATGCGTTGCTCGCTGTCCGTCGGTGTCGGTGAGGTCTTCTTGGGGGCCCCCGATGATGAACGCGCGGAGGTCGTCCGCTTCGAGGATCTGGTCGATGGAACGGGACTCGTTGACCAGGCCGGCCAGCGCCTCGCGGCGGGCCGCCGGGTTCGACCGCAGCCCGGACTCGGAGTCGAGGTACGCGGGGAACGTGACGGGTCCGGTGTCGAACATCTGCATCGACTTGATGGTCCGCAGCGGGAAGTCGGAGTCGGTGACACCCCACTCCTGGTCGATCACCCGGAAGGAGAACGAGGCCCCGGTGATGTCGCCGCGCTTGGCCGAGACGACGAGGTCACGGCCGACGGTGGTGTCGGGTACGTCGATCTCGAAGCGGAGACCGACGTTGTCCTCGAAGAGGCGCATGGTGCCGGACTTGTTGCGGCCGAGGAGGAGGGACGGGTCGTGGTTCAGCAGGCCGCGGATGTCGTCCTCGACGATGGCGCGGCTAGCTGCGCCCGGCGCGACCTGCTCGACGAACCCGCCGAGGTTCTGGCTGTAGCGGTTCCACACGGGGGCGTGACCGACGATCACGTCGCCGGTGTCGCCGGCCCGCACCTCGAAGTCGCCCTTGATGTGTCGTCGTTCCATGGTCGGTGCTCCTCAGGTGTCGCCCGCCACGAGGGCGAGGTCTGCGTCGGGGTCGAACAGTCGTGGCGGATCGGTCGCGCGGGTGGCCGCTGGTTCCATGTTCAGCGGGACGAGGTACTGGGCGCCGGCCCCGTTTGGGAGCGGCGGCTGGTCCTCCATGCGGCGGATGTCGTCCACGTTGAGCCAGCCCCACTGGCGGCCCACGGCGTAGGCCTCGAAGCGGGTCTTCGCGTCGCCGCGGAGGAGGCCGTTCACGTTGAACTTCACGAACTCGCCGGGCGGGAGGAGCTGCGACAGGCGCTGCTCGACACGCTCGAGGTGCGAGCGCAGCGTGTAGGTCACGAACCCGATGCCCTGCTGCTCGATCCCTGTCCCCCACGAGGTGGACTTCTCGACGTCGCCGATCATGTGCGGCGGCACCCGGAACAGTCGGGCGATCTCCGACACCTGGAACTTGCGGGTCTCCAGGAACTGGGCGTGCTCCGGGTCGATCGTCATCTGCTTCCACTTCGCGCCGTCGGTCAGCACACCCGGCCGGTGCGCCTTCCCCGGCCCCGAATGGTGCTGCTCCCAACCGGCCTTCAACCGGTCGACCACGTCTGGGTTCAGCGGGCCGTCGACCTCGATGACTCCGCCGGCGTGCGAGCCCTGACCGAAGAACCGGGCGCCGAACTCCTCGGTCACCAGGCCCAGGCCGATCGCCTGACGGGCCCGCTCGATCGGCGACGCACCCTTCAACGCACCCGGCTGACGGTGCCCCTTGATGTGCAGCACCCCGCCGGTAGAACGGCGCGACCACGCGGGGGCCACGACTCGGACGCCGGACTCCAACGTCACCTCGAACACCTTGACCCGATCAGGACCACGGAACGGCACCACCGAGCGAGGGTCGAGCGCCGCGACCACCTGCGGCTCCCCCATGCCGTCGACCTGCACCTCGACGTAGGCGTTGCCGTCCATCAGCAGCGAGGTGAACACGGCGTCGATGAACTCGAAGCGGGTGTCCTCGTCGTTCGGTGCGTCGAGCCACCCAGGCTGATTCGGAACCGGGCGGCGCACCTCGGCGTCGTGGACGAACGCCCCCAACGGCAGCCCCGCACCAGACTCGGAGATCAGCGACACGCAGGCGTTGACGGCCACCAGCCGCAGCGCCTGATCCTGACCCACCGGGACCCCGGCATGGGTCGGGCCGCCCGACACCCACGGCCCACCGGCGCCCCACACGTCCTGGAACGAGATCGAACGGGACTCGAACAGCGACCGGAGAAGGCTCAACGATCACCCCTGGCAGGAGGATCCAACGCGAGACCGAGAGCCACGAGGCCGACGCCGGCGAGGAACGCACCCACCCATGGGGCCAGCATGAACCCGGCCGCGGCGACCAGTACCAGCCCGACGACCTCGAGGACCGACGACACAGCAGCACGCATCAGTCCTCCTTCACAGGGTCACGAACTCGGGCTCACGGACTCGTTCTTCGAGCAGATCCGGCGGCGAGGCGAGCGTCCACAGCAGCATCACCAGCGACACCGCACCATCGATGTGGCCCTTCGACTTCGACTTCGACAGGGTGAACCCACGCTCACCCTCACGGCGGGCCGCGCCGTTCACGTGCGCAGCCAACGCCGGGTCACCGTCGTGAAGCACCCGGCCGTTCACGATCTCGTCCAGGGCGTACCCGCACGCCGGGCCCATCCGCTCCGGCGACTGCGGGAACTCCACCATGTTGAAGCCCTGCTCCTCGGCCATCACCGCAGGGAGCTCGAAGAACCGGGGGTCGTACGCGACCCACTGGATGCGGAACTCGGCGGCCAACGTCTCGGTGATGAACCGCCACACCTCGAGGTGATCGATCTTCCCGGCCCGGGCGGTGAAGAACCGGACCCGCACCACCTTGCGACCATCGGGCCGGACCTGCCCCCACGACACGGCGACGCTGTCGTGGCGCAGAGCCATGTCCACGGCGACACCGACCTCGGTGCCCGGCTTGATCTTCGTCTTCGGCTTCGCGCCCTGCGCCCACGCGCCCGGGTGCTCCTCGAGCCAGGACTCCTCGTCGGCGTCGGTGGGCAGGTTCCAGAAGTAGCGGATGCACTCGTGCTTCGGGACCTTCGGGTCGAAGAACCGCTCCACCCGGTCGGCCACGTCCCAGAACACGTCAGCGGCAGACGAAGCGGCACGGATCCCCGCCTCGACGTCGGCACGCTTCAGGGGGTCGAGGCCGTCGGGGGCCTGGCGGACGTGAGCGAGGAAGCGTGGGTGACGCTCCGGGTAGCGGGTCGCTTCGAGCGCCTGCGTGTACATCTTCCACCAGAGCGGGTCGGCGTCACGCGGCGGCGACGAGAACGTCCCGGCACCCACCGTCGACAGGTTCAGCACGCGCCCCTTGCGGCGCTTCATGATCGAGTTGGCGATGACCGTGTGGAGCCGGGCCTTGTTCCCGGTCCACTCGTGGATCTCGTCGGCGATGAACAGGGTGGGCTTGCCGCCGTCCTTCGTGCCGGCCTGCGCTGCCACCCGGAACAGCCGGCCCGGGCGGCCATCAGCGAAGAGGATCTCGGTGTCGAACACGTTGAAGAGCCCGGCCAGCGGCGACTCGGGCACCTCGGCACCCTTCGGGCCTCCGCACTTGGCCTGCACCGAGGCGAAGAGCTCGGCGGCCTGGTCGAAGCTGGCGGCGGCGATCGGGACGTTCGGCGAGCGGGGGGCGATCACCGGCGGGCCCGCGAACTCGAGGGCGCCGACGGCGGAGCAGAAGTCGGTCTTGCCTTCACCCTTCGGGCAGCAGATGAACGCTTCCCGGTACCGCCACTCCGGCGGCTCCGGCTGGAGGTGCGCCGGCGGGACCCGGCCAGCGCGAAGGTGATCGACCCACGCCTGCGAGTCGGGGGTGAGGGTGCCGGGCTTGTACTCGTACCAGCGCCACACGATGAGGCGCTGGTCGTCGGTGAGGCGCATCAGCCGGCCGAAGTAGTCACCCTCGCCGCAGATGGCCCTCGACTCGATCCACAGCTCGGCGATGTCGCCCAGCGACGGCCAGAGATCAGGCTTCGCGCGCCCTGCCCTCGATCGCTTGGCGGGGGTCTTGCGGGACCGGGGTGGGGCCGCTGTTGCTGCCACCGTTCAGCCTCCGGTTGATCTCGTCGAGGGACCGAGCCGCGTCACCGAACTTGATGCCCAGGTCCAAGCGGCGCTTCGGGCCCCGGCCGAGGACCGACTCGTCGCGGCGGGCCTCGTCACGCAGGCCCTGCGCGTGCTTGAGGAGCGGGTTGATGACCAGCTGGCCGGTCGACCCCGCGACCATCGGCTCCGCGCGGCCGGCGGCTTCGAACTTCGCCGCCTGATCGAGCAGATCGAAGCATCGACGAACGATCGGGGCCTCGGACTCGGGTTCGATGAGGCGGGCGACCTCGGACCCCCACCAGGCCTGCCACTCGGCGACAGTCGCCTCGGACCAGCCCTCGTCGGGGTCAGGGACAGCGAGCTCGGCGTCGAGCGGGGTGACGAGCTCGAGCGACGGCGGGTCAGCACCCTGGCGGCGGTCGTCGGCAACACGAGGTCGGCCCACGTCGTCACCCCCGGTCGGTTCAAGCTCTGGCGGCGGCGTGACGAGCGGTCGCGGCCCGCCCGCCGTTGCATGGGTTACACGACGGCACCAGGTTGGTCCGCTCGTTGTTCAGCTTGTCGTCGTCGAGGTGGTCGACCACCAGCGCAGCGATCGACTCCGGGTAGGTCAGTTCCCAACTCACGGGGGCACCGCACCAGTGACACGAGTGCTCGCCAGGGCCGATGGACTCGAAGAGCACCAGGCGGTGTTCGTAGACCTCGCCGCGGGCGTTGGCCAAGGAGTGGCCAGGTCGGCTCACCAGCCAGTACCCAGATGAGGACCGGCGGCGGTCGAGGAGTGAGCGGACGGCATGCGGATCACCGTGGCGGTACCAGCGGTGATAGTGCATCCCACACCACTCGGCCCCAGTGGAGCGAAGTGGCTTCTCGCACCCATCGATCGTGCAACTACGCTGCGTCATCGTCACCAGCACCTCCATGCTGTTGGCCAGAGCCGGGGCTGTTGACGCAGCGCCCGGCTCGTTTCGTTTATCGATCGCGCTTCCGGCTATTGCAGCTGCGGTGAGCCGCCTGGACGTTGCCCGGCGACGATGTCCCGCCGCGACTGACGGGGAGTCGATGGTCGAGCGTCAGCGGATCGGACGGCGTCGGCGGGCGGCCACAGATGGCGCACACCGTCGCTGCCGCCGTGACCTCGCGGGCGAGATGGCTGTCGGCGTTGCGGCGGGCCTTCCGCCGGCGGGCGCACACCGGGCACCTCGAGCTCGTCGACCAGGTCAGGCACCCAGGCGCTCCGACATCGAGGCAGCGGCGGCGAGGCAAATCAGGCCCCGCCCGAAAAACCCGGCCGAGTTTCCTCGGCGATCGGAAAGAGGGGGCGGTGTCGCTGGTGATGCTGCTGTGGACGCTCGCCTCCCCGCCGGACTCCCTCGAAGAACGAGTCCGTGAGCCCGAGTTCGTGACCCTGTGAGAGGAGGACCGATGCGTGCTGTTGTGTCGTCGGTCCTCGAGGTCGTCGGGCTTGTACTGGTCGCCGCGGCCGGGTTCATGCGGGCCCCATGG